CTCTTCAATCTGGTCTTCAATCAATGATTGATCACCACTTCCAAAATTAGTTGCGTAAAGGTACTGACGAACAATCATCTCTTGATGTTCTTCATTTGAAGGATCTAATGAACGTTGTTCTTCTACTTGAGCTAATGCTCTGAACAAACCTTTCATGTCCTTACCACCTTTAGCAACATACTCAGCAGCATACTGCAATTCTTCAGGCAAAGCTTCAAAGAACTCTTTTGGAGTCTGCTCACGTAATGCTCGCTCCCTTTCTTCTATATTAGCTTGGATAAGTTCTTTCCAATCTTTTATAGAATATTCCTCAAGTGGTTTGTCATCTTCAAAACCCATAAGAACGCCTTCGTCCATAAGTTTTGAGAATGTTTCTACCATTCCACTTTTGTCAATCTTTTTGCGACCAGGTTTGGAAGCATCATCAGAATCTTCAAACTCACCATCAAGTTCTGATAGTGCTGAATCCAATTCTTCTTTAGTTACCTTTGGTGTATCAGAGTCATCTCCTTCCAAAAATCCTAAATCAGTTGGTTCAGGTTTTGAGAAAACTGTTTTTGTTTCCTCTTCTTCTGATGTTACCACGCTGTCTGCCCCTGGTAGTGGCAAAAAGTCATCAATGTTTTCAATCATAACTGAACTCACGTCTTGAGTATCAGTGTTTGCTTTATTCATGTTTTCCATACTTCTGTTTTATGTGGTTTGTCTTTCTTCTTCAATAACAAGTTAGCAAATAAACTTCAAAAATTTAAACTGGCAAGCACCTCTAATTAAAGTTTTTGTCAGTATATGGCTATACTATTTTTTCTTGTCATATTTATTTTTGTTGACCATAGCAATTTGAAGTTGTTTATCAGCAATATTCTCACGTGTTTGCATTTCCTGACGTTGTAAATCACTCTGTGTTTGATTCTCTATCATCTTGTTAATTTCACGTGTTTCAGACATTTGTTGATCACGATCTTTAGCTCTTCGTTTGTCAAGATATTCAAGTGTGTCAATATAATCTGTTTGTTTATTTAGATTCTGATCTTTCATACCTGTAAATCCTGCTGAACGAATTTCAGCAACTTGAATTTCTGTTTGTCTATCAAGTTGTGCTTGTTCTGCCTTATAACGAAGTTCTGCCTCTTGACGTTTGTTTTCACCTTCTTGACGCATTTTCTCAGATTCTTGTGCTGATTGAGCTTGTTGTTGTTGTTGAGCTTGTACTTTTTGTTCAACTGCTTTAAGAGTGTGTGTAATCTCAGCAAGCGAATCTGCTTTGATTAAGTTACCTAAGTCATAAATAGATGCACCAGATGTGTTATTGTTAAGAGCTAATTGGCGTATTTGCTCCATGATCTGACGCTGATTTACTTTAGTAGATATAAAGATGTTTAACTCTCTAGCTAATAACTCAGTTCCATTCATTTCAAAGTTTACCTTTTCATCAAGAGTTGTCATGTACTGCAATCTTAAACTTGGCTTAGTTGAATGATAGTACTGTGCTAAGTCAGTACGCATCTGATGAACACGTGGCATTAAGTATTCTGAGTGTTGTACAAAGTACATTTCAGTTTGAGAATAACTTTGATTAATAGCCTGCTCAATTCCTTGTGCTGTTTCTTGTGCGTTTACAGCACCCATACGCTGAGGTGAAATACCAATTGTTTCAAAACACTGTTGTTTAAAGTGATTAGCCAACTGTATTCTTGACATCAATCTATTTGTTTGCTCAAGGTTTAATACTTGATAGTGTTGGAAGTTAAGTGCATTCTCTGTATTAGTAATGGAAGTATCCAATGGTAATATACCAAAGTTCTTCATTGCAACGTATGCTTTTCCAAAATTACCATGACCCCAATCTTCGCCAGCTGAATGACGTGGCAATGCATTTTGATCAAGTAATATCACAGTACCTAACTCATCAATTAAGATGTCAGCAATCTGATTGTTTACAAGATTATATCCAATCTGATATGGTTTCATCTTATCTACAAGTGAACGTGACTTTGTATTTCTATCTGAAAACACAGCTCCTTCTACTGGAAGTTTGCAACCATACAAGGTAAAGTCACCTTTAAATTGAAACTTGATTGGTGCAACATTAAGATATAATGGTGAGAAGTTCAAGTTATCAGTATTACCATAGAATGTTGGTCTGTTAGGTCCAATCTTTACACCACCCCATGTTTGATTAATCCAAATCCAATCAATGTGTTCTCCAAGCATTAATGTATCTCTTGTCTTTTTCTTTATGACAGTAGTGTCATACAAAGGTTTTTCTGTCACTTTGTAGTTTTCATCAACAATCATATCTATAAGCATTCCTTGCTCATCAATACGTGTTAAATGCCCAACCATTCTCTGAGACTTCCAATAACATGTAGTTACACGTAATAAACCTGTATTATCAAAGTCTAACAAATCTTCAGACTCTGTAAGAATCTTAAGAATGATGTCATCTCCAAATGCATTTGTTGTATCACGATATGATGTAAATTGACGCATTCCCAAAGAAGGACCATCAACGTTCCATTCATGCGAGCGCGTAGCATCATAGAAAGAACCATCATTTTGAACACCTGGTAAAATGTATCCTGCAGATTTAACTGGATATATTGCCTCAAGACTTTTTAATTGCTCACCAGTCATCATGTAACCATACTTGTCAATTACATCTGCTGGTGTCATTAAATCAATTTTACCTGCCCAGTTAGATTGTGAGATATATCTTGCTCCTGGAGACTTGTGATAGAATGTAATAACAGGATTCCATACCTCAACATCATAGTCATCCTCAAGCATATTAAAATGCCAAAACTCTCTATCAGCAATAAGGCTATCCTTAAATGCTAATGTCTCAAGTTCTTTCATGTTAAAACGCTCAGTATCTACATTATGCTGATGTGATGCCCACTCTTCAACAAGAGATTTATAATTCTTTTTGAAAAACTCTTCAATCTCAGGCAATGTTTTTATTGCCTCTGGAGACATCATCTGCTGAGCTTGCTGCTGTTGTTCTTGGTTATTTGGATCTAAACCCATTGACTCAACCTTCATCTTCATTTTTAACTCAGCACTAGACAATAGTGTTTGTTCTACCATTGCTCTTTTTTGCTCAAGCATTTCATTGTATGATGTGTCATCCACTGATCTATACATGATCTTATCATTGCGCTTAGCAAATTCTCCAACCATTACGTTTATGACATTAGGTATAATTGGAAAAAACTTTAACTCAAAAGCAGATGAATCTTCTTTGGTAAGAATATCAACAAGTTCTGCCATGTCATTATCTTCTTCAACAATGTAATCAGTTTTGTCAATGATTCCATTTGCTAACTTATAATTCTTAAGTAGGCGTCTTGCATTTCTGCGTATCTGCTTAAGGCCTTGCATTTCGTACCAGTCCATGTTCCATGCAGCCCATGCATCATCTTTATCCTTTGATTGTAAGAATTGCACAGGTTGGGTAAATGTACCCATCTTGTTATAGTCTGCTTTAGCGCCATTCTTTAGTTGCAGTGCATTGAATACTTGCATATCATTTCATGTTTTTAAATGGGTTCCTTGGTTTTCGCATAAGAGAACTAGTTGAGCTTTGCTCACTATTACCAATATGACGAAAAGGACTCATAAATAAGTTAGTATTTTTATTTGTATTTTGCAAACTCTGTGGATCTTCATGATCTGTACGTTTTGCAAATCCTCTATTTGACTCTTGAACTCTTGCAAATGCAACTAAAGCGCAGAACGCTACCAAGCGGTCAACGTTAAGACCATCTCTATAAGCCTGCATTTCTTTAAGCAACATTAAGTCAGGTATTCTTTCAACACCATATGTTACTTTGGTTATTGTACCATCTGGTTTAGTTTCAACATCTATTTCTTCTTCTAAAAACTGTATCGCATATGATACAAGATTTGATTTAAAAAGCGTACCAGTATTCCTCCAACCATACTCCTGGAAAACGTTAGCATTACTACCAAGTTCCTTTAAGAACATAATTTGATTTTTAGGCACAAGATATTTCTGCTTACGTCTAGATATCATGTACTGTATAAACAAGTGAACGTTGTTTTCTACTATGGTCCATGCATTGTAATACTCTATGATGAGTTCTAAACGCTCATGTGTTTTTTTCAGGTCATCAAATCGCCCACACCATGCAGCAACAATTTTATCACCCTCAATGTAAGAGTCAACTGACCCATCTTTTTTGTGGACAGTAACTTCTTGTGCAGTTTTGTAAACAAATATGGAACACAGTGATTCTGAGGTAGTTGTCTTTCCTTCTGATACAGGGTCAATAGATGCGTAATAAGTTCCAAACTTTGGATTCTCAATTGGTTTTTCATAAATGATTATTGCGCCCTCTTTGTTCTCTGTTTTTGGTGAAATTGGAAACTCCATTATTGGTAATTTGCGTGTGAATTTCTGGACAATCTTGTCATCTTCCCACATTAAATCTACAAATTCCATTGGATATTCTTTATCCTCTATACGTCTAATCTGTTGTGAAACTAAATGCTCAGGAAATCTTGCATCTTTTCTATAATCAAAAGCCTCTTTGATGTTAATAGGTTTCTGAGAAATACGTAGTCTATAATCTTCTGGTTTTAGTTTCTTTTTCCAGTCTTCTCGCTCAAGAAGAATCATTTCCAATGCCTTCTCAACTTGAGAATTACCATAATCATCTATGCATGGAAGCATTGACCACTGTTCTGGTATAAACAAACCACACATTCCTTTTGTACCATTCTCATCCAATAAGTGTGTTTCAACAGCAAGTATATCTTTTGAGTCTGGATTTAAGATTAATTCTTTCAATGGCTCACACTGATCTAAATCACCCACAGATCCTGCTACCACAAACATACCTGTATACATCATACCTGACTTCATTGCAGGTAATAAGTACTCAAGTGTTGTACTCATCTTGGGAGCAATACCTGCCTCCTCGTGGAAGAATAGCGTACATGGTCCCCCTACACCATTTGTTGGATCTTTTTCAAGTACCAATCCAAATATAACTGACTTTAATCCAATATCTACTTTTCTACCTCCCTGTGTAACCTCAGCTTTTTGTTCCCAGTTAAGAACCTTGTCTGGATTACAAGGACGATACCACGCAGTATGCTTGTTTAGGAAGTTACGATACTCTTCAAGAAAACGCCATGTACCTTTTTCATTGATGTAATCTTTAAGTGAACCTGCCATTTTAGATACAGAACCTTCCTCAAAATAAAATAGGTTAATGATTTTACCAGAATGATAATATGAAGATGCAATCTGACGTTTCTTAAGTATTGCAGCGTGTTTGTTTTTTAGTTGAGCCAACTCTTCATAAAGAGCCATGTGGTACTGGGCATCACGCACGTCAGCAAATGTAAATCTATTTACCTCTTTGTTGTAGATAGGTAAGAAGTTTAACCACATATAGTAATCGCGTGGCAAATACCATGTCTTACCTTTGTTCTTGAATATAACTCCTCTTCTGCATTTCTCTTTTTCTGTATCCCAGTAGTGTATAAAGTCTTTAGAACGCTCAGGTGCTAAGCAATATACTCTATTCTTATTGAACTTTCTAGCTTCTGCGTTAAACATGATTGAACACTCGTCAAAGTCATACTTTCCTGGTTCTTTAAATATCTCTTCAAGAAACTCAGCAAAGTCATCTTTAGTCTCAAATGCAGTGTATCCCCACTGTTCAAGCTCATAATCATATGTTGGTATATCTCTAAACATGTTAAAACTTTGGTCTGTCAACTAGTAAAGTTACTGTTCTTCTGTCAGATAAGTTCCAAGAAACGTTTTTAACTACAAAGTTTTCTGCTCCTATCTCTATCCAATCACCTCTTGATGGAATACATGGTAGTTCTCTTTGTATCAGTTTCCCTTCTGATATGTGTTCAACTTTTACTATAAACATAAACTGCTCCATCTTTCTAGAATTGGTCGTATGCGAGATTTTGCCCTCCTCTGACTTGGCTTTTTTGCTCTTCCATAAGGTCTTTATACGCTCCTTTGTACGAGCCACGTATTTGCTCAAACTTTGCTGCAGCATTGACAAGCGGTGTGATATTTCCATCACGACCATGGTGTATTGGGGTATGCTCCATATAAGTAGCAAGGCGATCCAACATAGATTTGATACCCATGTAAGCCCTGTACGAAGGTGTTTCATAAAGTTTTTTACAAAACTCAAGTGCCACAACAACATCATCATCCTCAGTTGAAAATTCAGCTTGCAACTGCGCAAGTATAAGTTCTTCTTTTTCATGCTCTCTAACATCAAAAAATGGATTAACATCAGGATTAGGACATGACATATAAAACAGGTATTGGTACACTTTCATATAATCCTCTGGATAGTTGTCCATTATATCTTTGAGAGCTTTCAATGCATAGCAGTGTTCTGTAGGAACAAGCACTCCATTTTGTATGTCAAATAACTTAACCATTATTTTTTATTTTTTGAGAAGTTTAATAACTCATCTTTATTCTCTTTTGCCCATTGGAAAATAGCCAATACTTCTTCTTTTAAGTATGGAAGTTTATATTGAACTATCTCTTTTACAATAGGATCACCTTGTTCTGTGCGACTTACAATTGGATATCCATACTCATCTTCTCCATCTGTTTCAAATAGTATATGATGCAATATCAAATCACCAGGTTTTAATTTTGGATTATGCTTTTGTATCATGTACATGTAAGCAGATAACTGAAGAGCGTAGTGATAGTAATTACAATCATCCAAATGTGACACAGGTCCTGACATCTTTTGCGATATACCTTCCCAATTCACAAAAGATTGAGTTTTGATTTCTTTGTTTGTCTTGTAATCAGTGATGTGTATTAAGCCATGAGCAATTTCTACTAAATCTGACTGCCCACATACACCTACAGATCGCAGGTATACAAGATGTTCAGGATAGATTCCTGCAAGAAGTTTTTGTGAAGATGCAACCTTATAGCCTTTCTCATTGACAATAGGCTTTACAACTTGCAAAGTTGCTTCATGACGAGTAATGGTATCACAATTTGTGATGTCAAGTTCTCTTTGATCATGATACCATGTGCCTAAATCAGTAGCACGCTTGGCTTCAGCTTTCCAAATTTCTTGTATTTTTTCTGGGGTTAAACCTTGCCACTTCTTGCTGCTTTTAGAACTCTTTTTAGAGATTGCTTTAGCATCAAAAGGTTGCTTGAAAAAGCCTATTAAGGTTGTAACACTAATCCAGTCAATCTTATCATTTGGATCAATTGATATGTACTTATGATTTTCTGGTTCAAACGATAACATAACTAATCTTTTATACTGTTAATAATAGCATCTTCTTCATCTTCAGAAGTAAGTGCATCCCATTTACCTTTTGGACAAGATGAAGATAGTGATCTTGTTTTAAATGACAACTTGCAACCGCAATCTCCACAGCATGGTTGTGTTCCTGCCATGTAACACTTAGTGCCAACTCTATCAATTAACTCACAAGATTCACATATTGACATTCTTGTAGAAGCAATCTCTTCAATATGTTCTTGTTTAAAGATACTATTTTTTACGCCTTCCAGTATCTTACCCTTCTCTTTCCATATTTTTATCAGACTCATGTTTAGTAGTTTTATAAAGTTTCTTTTCTTCTTCTTTCTGTGCCTTTCTTTCATCGTTTGTTGTAAGTTCATCCAACATTCTTTGATAAGAGTCAACATCCTTTCTAAGTGACATAAGCGAGGTGTATTCACGTAATGTTGGTTGTTTTATATCTTCGTACTTCTTTAAAGCTAACTTATATATTCTAAGTTTTTCTTCAAGCTTTGAACGTTTAATATAAAATGTACCTAGACCATCAAGTGAAATTTGAGATCCTACAAGTCCACTTAGTTTTTTCTGAATTGCTGAGTAATAACATTGAATTATTTCATCAACAGTTTCAGCAGATAAATTTAACCTTTCTGCAACTTTTTCAGAAAGTTGTTTACGCTTAATTGGTCGCAAGTGCCAAAAATTTATAATCCAACATTACATTGCCAGATTTTAAAACAGGAACTGATAGTGCAATCTGTATAGTTTTTTTATAACTATCAGTCTTACTAATTAGTCCACGTTTTTCTAACTTGGTCAATTTGTTTCTCACATTCTGTGATCTAACTCCAAACTCCTCTGGTGTAATCTCTGGATATGTTTTCTTGACAACTACGTTGCAAAACTTTGTAAGTTCCATTGGACCTTCAAGTGCCAAAAGCGTAAGCAATTCTAAATCAGTATCAATAAGGTTCTCTTTCTTAAAGAATACAAACTCAGTTATGACCTGGTATTTAACCAAGTCATAATGAGTCAATCTGTATTTCTTTTCTACCTTATTTACTTCCATTACGCGTTAGTAAAAGTGATTACTTTAACAACGTTCATCTGAGCATTAAGAATCTCACCAATAGCATGATTCATTAAGAATTCTCTGTTAGCTGTAAGAGTTCCATGATGACCGTGCTCCTCACGATGCTTTTCAATCACATCAATCAAGTATGCACATGCACGTTTAACTGTATCCACTTCACTGTTAGCTGAAGGATTAAAGTTAATACCAACTAATTGTTCACCACGACTAACTTCAGACACCTTAGACATATCTAAAAGTTCCTCATTTACAATGGTTGGTTCATTAAGAAGTTCCTCTTTCTTCTCAATTGTTGATTTTTCTTTTTCCATGATTATTCTGTTTCAATATTAATTTCACTTTTACTTTTACTTACGTGTTTAAAATTCAAAACCTCATCCCAAATGATTGCAATTTCAAATTCATTAATCATCAACTTAGCATCCTCACCAATCATAATTCTTTCTGCTGATGATAATGATGATACTGACACATAAACTCTGTCTCCTGGTTTAAACGTGGTAACATCTGCACCTACAGCATAGACCTCAAGATTAGTCCACTCTTGAATCATGTCTAATTCAAGTTGCTTTTCTGTTTCTGGAGTTAATTCAATGATAGATTCCTTTCTTCTTGGAACTGTCAATAAAACTCGTTTTCCTAATAACTTCATAATTTAAACTTTTAAGATTTAGTATTTTCTGATTCAGGTGCATCGTCCTCTTCTTCATCTTGACCTTTCAAGATTTCAGTTCCTGCTGTTTTGATATTTGCAATCATTACAACATGCTGTAGTCGCTCTGACTCATAACGTACTGCACGTGCTTGCTGCTCTGCAAGGTCTGCACGTAGCGTAGCCAGTTCAATCTGATCTTTGTACCATGCCACTGCTTGTTCTCTGGTAACTTCTTTTTCTTCTTCCATTTTGTATAATTTAAAGTTCATACAAATATATAGCTAAAAGTTTAAATTAAAATCATTTATTATTAAATTTGTCAAAAGCTATATTATGTATGTATCACGCGATTTAGAATGGACAGTACTTCAAGAGTTTTGTGAGAGATTAGAAACATTAGATACAGATCCTAAGAAGACTCTAATTGTAGTAGTAAGTCCTGATTACAGTGCTACAGTAGGTATGCATGTAGCTCACCATTTAAGTAAGAATGGGGAAATGCTAGACCTTACATATCTAGAAGTACCATATCCAGATGAGACTGTATCAGATTACAGAGCAGAGTTCCTAAATCAGCTTAATCCATATGGCATAAGAATCTATCAGAACTATGAGAACGTACTACTCTTAGAAGCTGGCGTGATCACTGGCAAAAACTACACTTGGATAACAGAATGCTTAGACGCTGCGTCCATTAAATACTACACAGCTGCACTCTTTGAAAACATAGACAGCATATACAAATCTGACATAGTAGGAAGATACTATTCTGAGAAGCTGCACGAACTAGAGTTTTATTGGGAGAAACCTAATAACCACTGGTCAAAGTAAATCAAAAAAAAATTTTTGGTATTTTGAAAATTGTATGAGGATGCTCTTGTAGAGAGTGTCTATCCAGCACCGCCCCCCAGCGTGGCGCAGCTACGTCACCCCCCATGACGTGCAGGACACAAACAATTGTTATGTACAAAACATACTACATTGCAGGAGTTCTAATCATTGCTAAATCTCTGTCAGAAGCATACGCTTACTACAGAGCTAACTGCATGTGATTCCAAAGGTCTGGTGGGATGCCAGGCGCCTGCGCAGGACGACAGCACAGGGAGACTAATTATCTCTCTGTGTTATCTATATAACCTGCTGTCCACACAGTTTGCATTCAAGGGTTACATCAACCCCCAAATGATACAGGCTTCTCTGCACTATGGCCTTGAGAATTATAGTGCACAATTTAATTTAGAACCTTTTGGTGCTTAGGTCAACCATCCCACGATTATGGCAAATTCAGTTGCTATCAAAACGAACAGCAAAGGTGCGTTCGTTAATGTGTATTCCTCTAACGCAGGGTTTGGATACATAGTGCTTGAGTCTAACTCTATCTCAACCGTTGGTGGTTGGGTTAGAGAGTCCAAGCGCACCTGTCTTATCAGGGGGACAGTTGAAACCCTTGAAAAACTCGTTGCACACGCACCAGGTAAGCAATTACCAGGACGCATAGCTGTGCGCGAGTATCTTGAGGACGCCATCCCTCAAGACATTGCTGCACGTGAGTTGCGCGATGATGTCTCTCTTGAAGAGGCGCTTGCTCCATACTTCAAACGTGCGGGGCAAGATGGTGTCATCCTGAGCAAGGATGGCAAGCGCATTGTACGCTTCACTGAATATGACGCAAGTGGTACTATTCAGGATGTTACACTGTCTCACGATAACGTGGCAGAGGTGACTGCGAGCAAGGCGCAAGGTGCTAACGAGGATAAGGCGCCATTCTAATTATCCTCACAGGCCATAAGGGAGAGCCTTCAATCTCCCTTTCACTTTAAATTTAACTTGCTATGAAAGCAGCTAAATACAACTTCCAATTTATCAAATCTCAATCTCTGATATCTTGGATGGATGAAAACAACGTGACAACTCTACACGTTGATGAGATTGAGGAGTTAGGATTAAAGTATGCTACATCTACAGATGGGCATCAAATCCTAATGGCTAGCACAGTGCCAGGTCTGTGCAGAGACCTACAAGTGTGCGTGGTTACAAATCCACGTCACAGAGACCATCCTGGCAACTTCCTTCTCATCTGCTTGCAACCTTGGAGTAATGGCAGCACGTTCAAGAGCAGCTTCACTAGATATAAATCTAGGAGGCGTAATTCTAACAGATTTGCTCTTGCGTCATGATTAAGCAGGTAGCACTTTACACCTGGGTAGTGGTCTGCCTGGGTGTATTCACTGGTATATTCATGTCAATGGGGTCACATATGTGGGAAGCCATTGGAGTAAGTTGCCTGTTCTGGGCATGCATGCTCATGGGTATGCTAGGTAAGTAGACGTCATCCACCTATGGGGAAAAGCTGTACACACGTTGTGCAGTTTTTTGTCCCCAGGGTGGGGTTGAGGGGAGGATGTGTGTCAGCATACGATACGCAGCAGTTTTTTCCCCAACGAGTATGGTACTTCAACCACCCTTGAGAATACGTGTATTTGACGTTTGATTTGTCCAATACGTCACCCCCCAATGAGTTCAAGTATTAATTTAAAACTCTTGATGTATGAGTAATGTAAGAATCGTCCCTGGAAAGAAGGGAACAGTCGTGACAGCGTACGAGACAAACGCTGATTTTGGTTATGTACAATTAGAGCAAAGTGCTATTGTAATGACCGCTGGATGGGTTCGCGAAGTAAAGCGCACTTGTCTTTTACGTGGTAAAACTGCTACACTTGAAGCCTTTGTAGGTGCAAGTAGAGGTTTGCAGTTACCAGGTAAATTGGTTTCTCTTGAGTACCTTGAATCTCAAGTACCTGCTGACCTTGCGAAGGAATACCTTCGTGATGATGTTTCCTTTGAGGAAGCAATTGACCCATATATCAAGCGTGCTGGCGCTGATGGTGTGGCGTTAACTGCAGGAGGAGAGCGTATCTTGCGCTTTACCAAGTATGATGCTGCTGATCAGATGGCTGATGTACGTGTTGCACACGACAATCAGGCTGAAGTTAGCGCTGAGAAGAACTTGGCAAGCAACAGAAGCACGTTGCCTGGTGGTGAAGAATAGTAACCACTAGTATTTAGAGGAGGTGAGTGTGGGGGAGTAATCCCTCACCACACCTTTCTTTGACTTCAATTTTTGGTATCATTAGCCACAAAGATTGTCGCAGTAGATGGCTATATAACAGTTTAAACACCCACGTTATGCAAAGAGCACGTATGTTAGCACATTTGGAACTAGATAGTAGACATGACTTAGATAGTTCTTTTTTTATATCAGATAGAGAGTTTCATGAAGTACTAGGTAAGTTACATTCTACCTATAATATGAATACTGATTCCCTTGAGGAGTTTCATATTAAGAATAGAGTTAACTTCCTGGACCTTGGTTATGGTGATTGTCATTCCTTTGTGTTTGATAAGCATCAGTACTTCTCTTTTGTCTGTATGAAGTCTGTAGGCTGGCAAGGTGATAAAGATATAGACTCTCAGTGCTATGTCAAAGTCCCTTACAAGACTACTGAAGAGATTATGGAGGAGTATTCCTTCTTGTTTGAGAACAAGCCTTCTCCTAGACTTCCTGATGATGATATCTTTGGTGTCAAGCCTGATACTAAAGATACACTTCCTCAAGATTTGAGAGATCCTGAGTGGTATGAGTTTGATTAAGCTCGTACCACTTTTTTTCCTTATCATTGCAGACTGAGTTGCAAATCAGTTTGTTTTGAGAAAGCCATTCCTATTGATCATGTAGGAATTTGCAGGTAAGAGTCCTGATATAAGTATACATTGTTGTTGCCCTCAGAGTTGAAATGCTCATGGCGTATGCGTTAAGTTCCCTTGAGGAATTACTGAAACAACAGGTCAGCCTTCGTGACCATAGGATAAACCAGTGATGGTATAAAGTGATGTGTTGGTAACACATTGCGCAGAGAGTAATCTCTGTCTACTGAAAGGTACTACATTCCCTGTAGTATGGTGTGCTCGTGGCCTAACGGTTGATGCACAGTATTACAGAACTTCTGACAGGCAGGAGTTTGAGAGAGAAATCTCAATAGAAAGATGTAGTAGACATTATGTAGTAGAGGTCGCCAACCTTGAAGCGTATGTTAGTTTTTTGTAGTCTGTTGGTAGAAATACCGTGGACAATTACAATCAACAGTGATTAACCTTGGCAGGTGAAAGCAGAAAGAAGTTGTATCTAAACTACTCAAAAGGTAGCAAGATGCTGTGCGCTTGGGCCACTTCTTTCACAAATCCTGGACCGCTTAAAACTTTATTTTAACTAAAGAGAAAGCAAAAGTGTCCAAGCACGTATTGGTGATAATACTCTTATTCTGCTGTAATATGCAGATGTCTGA